ATAAGAAGCCTAAGACGATCAAGGTTACGTCCGGAGGTAAAATTGTTGAAGGGAAAAAAGAACTCTTGACTGAGGAGTAACTTATTGACTCCTGTAGAAATGTGTGGTATAAATTAGACTATGGTAAATTTCTACACTTCAGTTGAGCGTACCGCGGCTGACATTCTCTATGTCGGCTACGAAGGGAATAGAAGAGTGGTCGAGAAGCATCGCTTTCAACCGACCCTCTTCATTCCGACTCGTAACGAGTCAAAATATCGAACACTTGACGGCGTCAATGTCGATACCATCCAACCAGGTACCATGATGGATTGCCGTGACTTTATTCGAGAGAATGAAGCCACTAACTTTCGCATATATGGTAACCGAGACTACATAGCACAGTACATTGGCGATCGCTTTCCTAATGGATGCGAACCAGATATGTCTTTGGTCAACGTCATGTATATTGACATCGAGGTGCAATCGGATCAGGGATTTCCTGAACCTGCTCTTGCACAGCAGCCGATTACTGCTATTACGATAAAGACGAATGTCGACGATACATTCTACACCTGGGGTATCGGCGGCTTCTCTCCTGAGATCTCTATCGTTAAGGATACTCGTATTGAGTACAAGAGATGCATGGACGAGCATTCGCTCCTCAAGAGTTTCCTACAACACTATCACAATAATATACCAGACATCGTTAGCGGTTGGAACTCAGAAGAGTTCGACATGCCCTACATCATCAACCGCATTGCTCGTATCCTCGGCGAGGATCAGCTACGTAAGTTGTCTCTGTTCGGCCATAAGCCTGAGTTGAACAAAGAAGGTACTATGTACAAGATCACAGGTACCACTCAACTCGACTTTATGAAACTGTTTAAGAAACTCGGATACACATATGGCAACCAAGAGTCCTACAAGCTCGACAATATCGCAAACGTTGTCCTTGGTGAAAAGAAGCTTGATTACTCCGAGTACTCATCTCTTGCTGCTTTGTATCGAGAGAACCACCAGAAGTTTATCGACTACAACATTCGTGATACGCAGTTGGTCGAACGTATGGAAGATAAGACAGGGTTCGTTGCTCTCGCTCTTACTCTTGCGCATAAAGCTAATGCAAACTATATAACGTCTTTTGGATCTGTGAAGATCTGGGATACATACATCTACAACGTTCTCCGCCGTCGTAACATCGTAATCAATCAACCGGATCCTGTCCATGGTGACCGTAGGATTGAAGGCGCATATGTAAAGCAACCGCTTACAGGCATGCACGACTGGGTTTGTTCTTTCGACCTAAACTCCCTGTATCCGCATCTTATCATGCAGTATAATATGTCTCCTGAGACAATCGCCGACGGCGTTATGCCAGGTGCTGATGTTGAGACGCTGCTTGAGAAACGTAAGTTTGATATCCCAGAAGGTCACTGTCTATCATCGACCGGTCAACTCTTTCGTACAGATACACACGGAGTCTTTCCTCAGATCGTCGAGGAACTCTATAACGAACGATCGGTTACAAAGAAGAAAGCATTGAGCGCAATGCAGGATCTTGAAAAGATCGATAAAGAAGACGTTCATCAAAGATTTCAGATGGAAAAGAAGATCAGTCTTTACAATAACCAGCAGATGGCCGTAAAGATTATGATGAACTCACTCTATGGTGCAATGTCGAACAAGTGGTTCCGATACTATGATATTCGTATGGCTGAAGCAATCACCATCTCTGGTCAGTTGACAATCCGCTGGGCAGAACAACGAATAAATAAATATCTGAATGAATTACTACAGACTGATAATGTTGACTATGTGTTGGCTATCGATACTGATAGTTTGTATGTTCGTCTTGGGGATCTTGTCAGTAAGGTAATGCCGGATGAAACCGATCCTAACAAGATATGTAAGTTCATCGATAAGGTAGCAGCACAAAAGATCGAGCCCCTTCTTGCCGATGCTTATGCGGAACTTAAGGATTATGTCAATGCATACGAACAAAAGATGGTTATGGCACGGGAGATCATTGCGTCTCGGGTGGTGTTTACTGGCAAGAAACGATATATTGCGAACGTTCTAAACAACGAGGGTGTACAGTACAACTCGCCAAAGCTCAAGGTTACCGGCATCGAGTCAGTTCGTTCTTCGACACCTCAAGTATGTCGTCAGTTAATTGAAAAGACTCTAAAGTTGATCCTCAACGAAGATGAGTTTGCTGTTCAAGCATTTATTAGACAGGCAAGAGATAAGTTCAAAGGGTTACCGGTTGAAGACGTTGCTTTTCCACGTGGAGTTAATAACCTAAATAAGAAGCAGAAGGAAGGAATCGGTATGCCGATTCACGTGAGAGCTGCAAGAAAATATAATGAAATGGTGAAGGAAAAGAGCCTAAATAATAAATACGAAACGATTCAAAACGGAGATAAGATTAAGTTTACATATCTTAAGATGCCGAACCCTGCGAAGCAGAACGTAATCGCATTTCCGATTATACTGCCAAACGAGTTTGATTTGGTGCGGTTCGTAGATTATGATATGCAGTTTGATAAATCTTATCTTGATCCAATCAAGAACATCCTAGATGCAATCGATTGGAACGTAGAGAAACAGAATACACTAGAGGACTTTTTTAATGGCTGATACTAATATACCCGCAGAATACGCAAACCTTGATTATGGTTTCAGTGCGGTAGACGAAGCCACATTCAAAGCAAACCAAGCCGAGGCGGAAAGCACTCCGCCTTCGATAGATGAGAACGACCTTACGCGCGTCGTTCTTAATGCGCTTGCGCCGATTGAAGATAAGATCGATACACTGATGACTCGCAGGAACGCAGAGGAAGCAGATGACGTGCAGGTTGCTATCGCTCAAGCAACAGAAGAAGTAAAGGGCAAAACGGATCAACTCGAAAAGTTGATTATGCCGCTTCTTGTTAATCTTTTAAAGACGGCCGATAAAGAATACATTCATTGGCCAAATCGTGAGACACAGGTGAAGAGCACTATCGATAAAGTATTGGCTATCACACGAGGCTAATATGGGTTGGCTAACTCTTATAGTCGCAATCGCTATATCAGGTGTTGCTGCCTGGTATAGTATCGTTGGTCTGATGGCCATCTTTGCGGCCGCAGCAATACCGATAGCAGTTATGGGTGGTGTCCTAGAAGTAGGTAAGCTACTGACGGCATCCTGGCTCTATCAAAACTGGAAGACGTGTCCGAAGTTACTGAAGACATATCTGACAGGATCAGTCATAGTACTGATGTTCATTACATCGATGGGCATCTTTGGTTTTCTATCCAAAGCTCATATCGATCAGACGTTGGTTGGGGGAGATAATTCACTAGAAATTAGAGCCATCGATCAGCAGATCGTGAGACAGGAAAGGAGAATTAAGGATGCCGAAATGGTCATCACTCAACTCGATAAGGCAGTCGAGACACTTATCAAATATGATAGGATACGAGGCCCCCAAGGAGCCATCGCCGTGCGAGAAAGCCAGCGTGTGGAAAGAGGCTCACTCGCCGGAATCATTTCTGAAGCGAGCGACAGGATTAAACAGCTTCGCGACGAATCCCGACCCCTACAGAAGCAGCAACTTCAACTGGAAGCAGAAGTAGGACCTATTAAGTATATTGCTGCTCTCTTCTATGAAGATACAAATAAATCAGTACTTGAAGAAGCAGTACGTTGGGTGATCATAACGATCATCTTTGTATTCGATCCGCTTGCGGTTCTTCTGATCATCTGTGCTAATATGACTCTTACCAAACCCAAAAAGATCAAGACGGCAGTCAATGTCGCTGACGATTGGAAAGACATAGAAGTTGAAACGGATGAAGAAGTCGAAGAAGAAATCATAGCGGTCGATGAGATTGATCCAAATGCAACTGTTGAAGTTGTAGATATGAGTCCTGAAGAGTTCGGAATTGAAGAAGAGTTGGACGAAAAGATCGTGATGAGTGAGATCGGTGATGATTGGGAAGAACCGTTATACAATGATCCTGAGATCAAACCAACAAGAGAACAACAGAACAGAGAAGCTCTTATAAAAAACGGCACCTTTGGACCAAACAGATCGGTGACCGCTTATGGAAACAACACTCCAAATAGTGTTGACAAGTCTTAAGTAATACAGTATAATTCTAATTATGTTCACTTCTTTCGGAGGGTTTGATGACCGACTTCTTTCGCAATATCGTAAAAGAACTAAAAGACGAGTATACAAATGTCGCAGCTGATGGACTGGGCTCTAGTGAGTTTAGCGATACTATTGATACCGGCTCTTATATTTTTAATGCCGCTCTTTCTGGCTCCATTTTTGGCGGTGCCCCCAATAATAAAGTGCTTGCGCTCGCTGGTGAAAGTGCTACAGGAAAAACCTTCTTTGCTCTGGGTATGGTTCGGCGTTTCCTCAGTGATAATCCCACTGGCGCTGTGTTCTATTTTGATACTGAAGCTGCTGTTACTAAGTCCATGATGGACGATCGCGGTATCGACTCACAACGAGTTATTGTTTCAGAGCCAGACACCATTCAAAAGTTTCGTCATACGGCTCTTCAGATCTTTGAACGATATGCTGAGGCGCCTGAGGATGAACGTCCTCCTATGTTGATGGTTCTTGATTCCCTTGGCCAGTTATCAACTACAAAGGAAGTGGAAGATACGCACGAGGGTAAGGAAACTCGTGATATGACAAAGGCCCAGCTCATCAAGGCCACGTTCCGAGTTCTCAATCTTAAACTCGCTAAGGTCAACGTACCTATGGTGATCACTAACCATGTATACGATGTAATTGGTTCCTATGTACCAATGAAAGAAATGGGCGGTGGTTCCGGACTTAAGTATACTGCATCTCAAATTGTTTTCTTACATAAGAAAAAAGACAGAGACGGCAAAGACGTTGTTGGTAATATCATTCGTTGCCGTATGATCAAGTCAAGGTTCACAAAGGAGAACAAAGACGTAGAAGTTAAACTGCATTACGAGCGTGGCTTGGATCGCTACTACGGTCTCGTTGAACTTGCTGAGAAGTACGGTATCTTTAAGAAGGTATCGACTCGCATTGAGTTGCCTGATGGAAAGAAGGTGTTCGCTAAAACGATTAACGATAATCCTGAGGAATACTTTACAGATGAAATCTTAAAGCAGCTCGATGAAGCAGCTGCAAAAGAATTTATGTATGGACAAGATGGAGATGAAGACGTGCACGCTATGATGGATGTGATCGAGGCTGAAGAAGAGCAGGAACTCGAAGATGCAAAAGTATGAAGTACTGCACGATGAATACAAAGACGAGGATCTTGCCAGAATTAAGTTGACATCTGATAAATGGGATGGTATTATATACCACTATCACACAGTTCAATTCGTCGGCGAAGAGGATGATGAGGCTGTCCTAAAGTTTGACTATGACATCGTGGAGTCACCAATCGACATGGATGTTCATTCGTTGACAAAAGAAGATCATAAAGAGTTTGAGACTCTTCTTGGTGACATCTTAGTTGAAATCATAACAGAGAGTATAGTGGATGAGAATAGAACAGACAATCCTGAGTAACCTTATATACGCAGAGGATTACACAAGAAGGGTATTACCATTCCTAAAGCCTGAGTATTTTCAAGATCAGGTCGAAGCTGTTTTATTCACAGAGATAGATGACTTTATTACAAAGTACAACGGACTGCCGACTAAAGAAACGTTACTTATTGAGCTCAACAAGAAGGAGAATATCCCTGAGCAAGTATACGAAAATCTCACGGTGTATGTTAATGATATATCTTTCGAAAAGAAGGATATGCAGTGGCTTATCGATAACACTGAGGAGTTCTGTCAGGAACGTGCAGTATACAATGCAATCATGGAGAGCATTTCGATCATCGAAGGAAGGTCGAAAAATCAGGACAAGGGTGGAATACCTACTATCCTGGCTGATGCTCTTGGCGTGTCTTTCGATGATCATATTGGTCATGATTTCCTAGAGAACGCTGAAGAGCGGTACGAGTTCTATAATGCAGTCGAGGATCGCATTCCTTTCGACATAGAGTATCTTAACTTAATTACCAAAGGCGGATTGCCAAAGAAGACTCTGAATGTCCTGCTTGCAGGTACGGGTGTTGGTAAGACTTTGGCCATGTGTCATATGGCAGCGGCTAATCTTCTTGACGGAAAGAACGTTCTTTACATCACTCTTGAGATGGCCGAGGAACGTATTGCTGAACGCATCGACTCAAACCTTCTGAACATTCCGTTGGATGAACTCAAGGGTTTCCCAAAAAAGATATACGACGATAAGATCGTAAAGCTAAAGAAGAAGACAGGCGGAAAGATTATCGTAAAGGAGTATCCAACCGCCACCGTTGGATCTGGCCACTTTCGCCACCTACTCAACGAACTCAGTATGAAGAAGAACTTCAGCGCTGATATCATCTACATCGATTACATCAACCTGTGTCAATCGACTCGTTTAAAGTTTGGCGCGAATGTAAACAGCTATTCATATATCAAAGCAGTGGCTGAAGAACTTCGTGGTCTTGCTGTCGAAAAGAATGTTCCTATCGTCAGTGCAACTCAGCTCAATCGTACAGGCTTTACAAACAGTGATCCTGGTCTCGAGGATACTTCTGAATCATTTGCTTTGCCGGCAACCGTTGACTTTATGTGCGCTCTTATTTCGACTGAAGAGATGGAGCAACTCGGTCAGATCATGGTTAAGCAACTCAAGAATCGTTACAACGATCCTACTCTACACAAGAGGTTTGTCGTCGGTGTTGACCGCGCCAAGATGCGGCTGTTCAATGTTGAGAACTCAGCACAAAAGGATATCATGGATGACAAACCAGTCATGGACAAATCTAACTTTGGAGAAAGGTACGACGAAGAGGAAAACATGAAATGGATGACGAAGAAGGCAGGTCGGAAAGACTTCAGCGCGCTATTCAACAACTGAAGAGTATGACTGAAGAAGAGAGACGTAGGTATCTTATGTATTGTCACTTTGAACTAAGGTACGCTGACGGTTGGTCGTCGGAACACTATCGAAACTATATAGAGGCAGTAAAGTATGTATGAAGTTCGTAAAGCAGGAAAGAAGCATCGAGTGTACGATCGCATTAGCGAAAGATATGTTGCGAATACACGTCACGAAGAAAAGGCGCATACACTTGTATACAATCTCACGTGTAAAGGCTTTGAGGGAAACATTCCTGCGTTCTTCTTTGTGCAAAAAGAAAAGTATGGGATGAACCTTGATAGGAAGACCGATGAACTATAAAGATCACATTGATATGGTCAACGGCGTCATCCGTGACATCGCTGCATTCGATATCGCAAGAAACGGCCATCACGTTGACGAGGGTGCAATCGATGATTGGATCGCAGAGATGAATATGGTCGGCACACGAGAATCTTTCATGTCGATCTGCCAGGATTATTGGGACCAATACTTAGGTTCAGCTACACTGCATTGATATTATAAATAGTCAGAACAGAAAGGAATCTGACTATGTTGACCTTTGCGGCTTACAGTACAGCAACGACTTTTGAAGAAGCGCTTTCACCAAAGTTCTTTCTTCCTAAAGATATCGCTAAATCTATCAACACCGTAAAAAGTATAGATGTCAAAAAAGACATTACTTTTGATACGAAAAAAAGTAGCAGCAAAAGGCAAGTCTTTGTAATTCGGACATCCGATAGAGATTCGACTAAATCAGATATACACAACGCTCTTAAGAAATCAAGATTAAATTTCCAGGACAAAAGAGTTAGCGGTTCTGGATTTAACAGCACTGTGATCGGTGACGTTATACTCATGTACAAACCCAAAGCCGGTGGCATGGGTGAAACGACCATCAACTCCACTATTACTGAACTCGTTCCTGCGCTTGCGTTCAATGCAGGAAAGAAGTTTTCAAATGCTAAAGCTCTTTACAATTTTGTAGCTAATCTCGATCACAAGAAAAACTCTGCAGCTTACGTCAATAAAGCTGACCTCGACGCAGGCATGAAAATGACTGAGCTCTTTCCAACTTCATCTAAGTTTGATGATAAGATGAATAATGCTGTCGGTGTCTTAAAGTATCTCCACGCCCTGAATAAAGAAACTCCAATTGAAAAAGTGGTCTGGGCATATCGAGCCAAACCTCCTGGAGTTGATCCGAGCTTTAAGGGAGACCTCGTAATCTATTTTAAGAATAAAAAAATGCTCGGTGTATCCTTAAAGGCCGGTGGAGCTAAGACGAAGGAACCACAGCTCAACACATATGTTCAGAAGATCTTAAGTAATATGAAAAGAAAAACTGATATAGGTGGATTGGCGAAAAAACAGTATGATAAGATCTATAAACAGTTAGGACTACCTAAGAATTATAAGGATCGTTCTCAGCGTGAGAATACATACGATGTTCTTGAAAAGCTTGAAAAGGAAAAGAAGCGAGAGTACGAAAGGTTATATGATATAAGTCTTGATATGCAGCGTGATACTCTGATAGATGCATTCAACAAGAATATGAAAGACACAATGAAGCACTTTATCTATGGGCAGGTTTTGAATAAGATACCGGGTCTGCCTCTCGTCATCGTGAAAGCAGTCGGTTCGAGTTATAAGATGGTAACTGATGAAGATGATTTGGAAACGTTTCTTCCACAAGTTAATAAGATAAGAGCTTATAAATCAACTTCTTCGAAGCAGGACTTCTTCATAGATCTCATTTCAAAGGGTGAAACTCTAACGATGGCGATGGTTGTACGTACATCACAATCCGGTGTAGGACATAAACTTGGCCAGTTCGACAACCTACGAGTCATATTCAAAGGCTTAAAATAATTATGAAAAAAATGTTGACATCCTAATGATAAGATGGTAGAATAGCTATAATGG